AGCTTCCTCGAACTATAAGCAGTATGCCAAAAAATATAAAGAAGCGGCAAGGAAAAGCCAGAAGATCGAAGAGAAAAGACTTGGTGGTAGAAACACCAGAAGTCTTGACACAGATGAGGGCTACATCGAACTCGAAAGAGGGGAGTGTTGCCCCTTCTGTGGACAAACAAGAGGTAATATTTGAACCTAACCCAGGTCCACAAACTAAGTTTCTAGCATCTACAGAACAAGAGGTACTATACGGAGGAGCAGCAGGTGGTGGAAAGTCGTATTCGATGGTGGCTGATCCAGTTAGATACTTTACGAATCCACATGCACGAATGCTACTTGTTCGTAGGAGTACAGAAGAGCTACGAGAACTTATTTCTGTAAGCAAACAACTTTACCCAAAGGCTGTTCCAGGAATAAAGTTTATGGAAAGAGATAAGACTTGGGTAGCACCTAACGGTGCAACACTCTGGATGTCATACCTTGATCGTGATGATGATGTTATGAGATACCAAGGACAAGCCTTTAACTGGATTGGCTTTGACGAGTTAACTCAGTGGCCCTCAAGCTACTCATGGAATTACATGAGGTCACGACTTAGAGCTACAAAAGCTAGTGGTCTTCCTTTGTATATGAGGGCAACGTCTAACCCAGGAGGACCAGGACATCAGTGGGTTCGTAAACACTTTATAGAACCCAGTACTCCAGGAGAATCATTCTGGGCTACAGATGAAAGCGGTGAAGTAATTAAATGGCCTAAAGGTCATACAAGAGAGGGAGAACCTCTATTTAAAAGAAAGTTTATACCTGCAACTCTGTTTGATAATCCATATCTTTCAGAAGATGGGATGTACGAAGCTAACCTTCTATCCTTACCAGAACATCAAAGAAGACAGCTACTTGAAGGTGACTGGGATATAAATGAAGGTTCAGCCTTTCCAGAATTTAACAGACAGATACACGTAGTCAAACCCTACGATATACCGTCAAACTGGACTAGGTTTAGAGCTTGTGACTACGGATATGGATCTCACACAGGAGTTGTATGGATAGCAGTTGTTCCAGGATCTGAACAGCTAATTGTCTACAGAGAGTTATATGTTTCTAAAATCATAGCGACTGACTTGGCTGACATGATCCTGGACATAGAAGACGATGAAAAGATAAGGTATGGAGTACTAGACTCTTCACTATGGCACAGAAGAGGAGATACTGGACCTAGCCTAGCAGAACAGATGATCTTAAAAGGTTGTCGTTGGAGACCTGCAGATAGATCAAAAGGCTCTCGTGTATCGGGTAAGAATGAGATACACAGAAGACTACAAGTGGATGAGTTTACAGAGGAACCAAGGCTTGTTATATTTGATAGCTGTACAAATATTATCAATCAATTACCGACAATACCCCTTGATAAAAAGAACCCTGAAGATGTAGATACCAATTCAGAAGACCACTTATACGATGCTCTTAGATATGGTGTTATGACTAGACCTAGAAGTAACGTATTTGACTTTGACCCTAGCTCTCAAAGATCAGGCTTTCAAGCTTCAGACCCCACATTTGGATACTAAGGATTAACTAATGGAAGAAGATGACATCTTTGAATCAGAAGAACTTTACATGGACGATGAAGAGTCCTCTTACGTAGAAGATAAAGAAGACTCTGATGATAAAACAGACAGTAAAGTAGGAACTGTTATTGGCTTTGTAGAGAATAAATTTTCCAAAGCAGATAAAGCTAGGTACTCAGACGAACAACGTTGGATAAAAGCATATCAAAACTACCGTGGTATCTACGGACCTGACGTACAGTTTACATCTACTGAAAAATCTAGAGTATTTGTAAAGGTAACTAAGACTAAAGTTCTTGCAGCTTATGGTCAAATTGTAGATGTTCTCTTTGGCTCTAACAAGTTTCCTATTTCTATTAACCCTACTGTTTTACCAGAGGGTATATCTGAGTCTGTAAACTTTGAGACAGATCCTAATATACAAAGTGCTGTATCAAAAGACAGTTCGTATATGTCTGACAATTCTAAACTACAGCCTGGTGAAACTATCATTGATCTAAGGGAAAGACTAGGATCTTTAAAAGACAAACTATCTCCTGTACAAGACAAGGTAGAAGAAGGACCAGGTGAAACGCCATCTAAGATTACTTTTCATCCTGCTATGGTTGCAGCTAAAAAGATGGAAAAGAAAATACATGATCAACTAGATGAGTCTAATGCTAAGAAACAATTACGTATAGCTGCCTTTGAAACTGCTTTGTTTGGCACAGGTATCATGAAGGGTCCATTTGCTCTTGATAAAGAGTATCCTTCTTGGTCAGAAGATGGAGAGTATAACCCTACTATTAAAACCGTACCCCAAACATCTAGTGTAAGTATTTGGAACTTTTATCCTGACCCAGATGCTAACAACATGGATGAGGCTGAGTACGTAATTGAAAAACATAAAATGTCTAGGTCACAGATACGTGCTCTAAAACGTAGACCATTCTTCAGATCAAATGCAATCAACACTGCTATTGAGATTGGTGAGTCCTACTCTAAAGAGTGGTGGGAACAAGTCATGGAAGACGCAGACCAAGAGACTAGATCAGAAAGATTTAACGTCCTTGAGTTCTGGGGTTATGTTGATACAGACATTTTAGAAGGTCATGATGTAGAGATACCAAAGGAATTAAAAGATCAAGATCAAGTATCTGTAAACATATGGATTTGTAACGGTCAAGTGTTACGCCTTGTAATGAACCCATTTACCCCTGCTATCTTACCATACTACGCAGTACCGTTTGAAGTAAATCCGTACTCGTTCTTTGGTATTGGTATAGCAGAAAACATGGATGATACACAAACACTCATGAATGGTTTTATGAGGATGAGTGTGGACAATGCTGCACTGTCTGGTAATCTTCTTATTGAGATTGACGAAACTAACCTTATGCCTGGGCAGGACTTATCTATCTATCCTGGTAAGGTCTTTAGGAGACAAGGTGGTGCTCCTGGTCAAGCTATCTTTGGCACTAAGTTTCCAAACGTATCTAACGAGAACATGCAGATGTTCGATAAAGCAAGGGTGCTGTCAGATGAATCAACAGGTTTTCCTTCTTTCGCTCATGGTCAAACAGGCGTACAAGGAGTGGGCCGTACTGCTTCTGGTATTTCTATGCTTATGTCTGCTGCCAACGGTAGCATACGTACTGTTGTTAAAAATGTAGATGACTATCTACTTGGCCCTCTTGGTAAAGCTTTCTTTCATTTTAATATGCAGTTTGATTACGACAGTGAAATCAAAGGGGATCTAGAAGTTAAAGCAGAGGGTACTGAAAGTTTGATGGCTAACGAGGTTCGTAGCCAAAGACTCATGCAATTTCTTGGCGTTGTACAGAATCCAGTACTTGCACCTTTTGCAAAAATGGATTATATTATCAGAGAGATTGCTAAGTCTATGGATCTTGATCCTGAAAAACTTACAAACTCTATGGGTGATGCAGCTATACAGGCTGAGATCCTCAAGAAGTTTCAAGCAGAAAATCCACCACCACCACCACAAGTAGATCCTAACGCACCACAACAGGGTGCTCCTGCAGGTGTACAGGTACAAGACACAACTGGTTCAGGCGGTGGGCAAATAGGTACAGGGACAGCACCAATCCCAGGAGAGCAGGGTTTCTCAGCTAACACAGGTGAAGGACAAGCATGAGCCTAAAGCAAATAGTAAACAATCACGAAATCTGGGATTCACTGAATCAAGAACTAGATCGAAGACTAAACCACATACACGTACAAATGGAACAAACCTTAAAAGCAGAAGACTTGTTTAGACTACAGGGTGAAGCAAAATCTTTACGTAGGCTAAAGTTTCTCAGGGATGAAGTGAATGGACCTAAACCAGACTAAACCTAAACTTAGACCTAGATCTAAAACAAATGAAAAAACATTACGTGGAAGACCTGTTTGGGTTGATGAAACTGGTGAAATAACTGGTAAAAAAGGAACTAGGTATTCTGAGGTAAGTACTACAATACCTTTTGGCACTGGATGGATTACTGCTCCTACTATTGATGAAAGTGGTAATAGACTTAGTGACGAAAAAGTAAAACAAAGACTAAAAGACAATCAAGGTAAAGACTTTATTACAGGTGAAAAATTACCTGTATTTTCTAGTGAAGAAAAAGCTTCTGAGTATGCACAATGGAGATCAGACACTATGTTTGACAAGGGTGCTATTGAAGAAGGTTTTCCAGAAGAAACTTTTCCTAATCTACCAGAAGACAAAAAAGAAGAGAAAAAAGAAAGTTCAACTTCTTTTAAAGGTTTTATTGAATATCTGTTCACACCTAGTAGACACTTTGGTACAGGTCAGTATAACGAGGGTGGTGTAGCAGAGCAGATGGAGATGTTTGGTTACACTGCTGAAGGAGCACAGCAGGAAGCTGACAAGTTTGTAGGAGAAGCAGGAAACTTAGAGGAAGATATATCTAAGGCTGCATCTTTTGTCGTACCGTTTTATGACTCAGGTGTAAACATAGTAAATGTTGCACAGGAGTACATGAAGCCTGAACAGGAACGTGACTACGAGTACATAAAAGATCAGTTCAGAGAAGCAGGTCAGAGTGCTGCCATAGAAGGTGGTCTACTTCTTATGGGTGGTGTTGCAGGTAAATACGGAGCCAAAGGTATCAAGGCTCTAGCTGACAAAGTAAAACAGTACGAGATAAATCCTACAGCAATGTCAGCATTTGGTGCAGGAGCTATCAGAAAGAAACAACGTTTTACACTAGATGATTTTGGGTACAAAGAAGACAATCCAGTAACTAAAGGTTTTGGAGGTTCAGAGGATTGGCTTTCTGGAAAAATAAAAGAAGCTAATAAATCAAAGAATCTTCTTGATGGAGCAACTACAGCTTTCTTAGGAACTAGTAAAGATAAACCTCTTTTTTTAGATACTGATGTTATCTCTTCTTTAAAAGGAGCTAGAGGTGAGGTTAGAAAAAAAGGAGAACCTCAATATGACAGACTTAAAAAAACTGTAGATAAAGAAGGTTTTGATCCTAATAAAACTATTCTGATAGAGGTAAACCATAAAGGTGAAGCTTACATAATAGAAGGAAACACTAGAGCAACATTAGCAAAAGAGTTAGGTGTTCCAAATATTAAAGCTGAAATCAGATATAAGAATGGGGCAGAGTTAGTAGACAGTCCTTTTTCTCCACAGAATATTATAGAAAAATCTTCTAAGATTAGTTACCCAGAAGCCCTAGCTACTAGTAAAAAACTTAATGAAGAAATGATTTCTGTTTTTCCTAAACCAGAAAGAATGTTTCCAGAAGAATCAAGACCTAAAGGTGGTGATTATTTAAACCCTGCCACAGGAGAGGTTTTATCGGGTAGAAATGTATCAAGTGCTAAACTTAGTATTTCACCAGAAGGTAAACCATCCTTTAAAGTGTCTAATGACAACGTGGAAGAAGTAGGATCTGTAGGTAAAGGAAAGACACAAATAAAAACTAACTTGTTTAAAAAGAAAGCAGGTTGGAAGTGGACTAAAGCACCTGAAGGAATGGAAGATATTGCAACTCTCATTTCTGTAGAAAACAGGGGTAAACATTTTTACACAATAGAAACAGATTTTTCTAAAGGTGTTAATCTTAAAAAATATCCTAACTCAAAAACAGAACCAAGACTTAGACCTACTGTAGTTGGTGAGATTGAGATTGGTCCTCAGATTGGAAACATTTCTGTTCGTGGTAAAGAGCATCCAGTCTATCAAAGTATTAGAACATTTAACAAGGGCGGTGCAGTAATGGACGATCAAATGAAGATGGCATTCATGGATGAGGGTGGAATAGCAGATGATGGTATGGACGTAGATCCAGTATCAGGAAACGAAGTACCACCTGGCTCTCTCGCAGAAGAAGTACGAGATGATATTCCTGCACAACTCTCTGAGGGTGAGTATGTTGTTCCTGCTGATGTTGTCAGATACTACGGTGTCAAGTTCTTTGAGGATCTAAGAGATCAAGCTAAGATGGGTCTAGCTGAAATGGAAGCCAATGGACGTATAGGTGGAGAGCCTGTTCCTGCAGGTGGTCCTAAGAACGAAAGTCTTACATCAGAAGAACAGCAAGCAGTAGAAGCTATGATGGGTATGGAGCAGGGTGGTGCTGTACAGAACCCTTATCTACAACAACAGCAACTATATAACCAAGAGCCATCAAAAGCCGTAGGCAACACAATGGGTTATTCTGGAGGTGGTAGCTCTGCTCCTGTAAATCAATTACAGACTCAAGCTATTACACCTACTGTTTACAACCAACCTAACTACTCATTCTTATCCCCTTCAACGACTACTCAAACATCTCAGACAACAGAGCAAGCAATAAACCAAGCTACTCAAAATGCTTTTACTCCAGTGATGATGAGATCTCCAGAAGGTGTTGAGGCAGAAGCTAAGACAAGAGAACAGATGAAGAAGTGGTTAGCTGCAGGTTGGACTATCCTAACTGGCGCACAAACTACAACTACCACAACTGAAGAAACAACAACAACTCCTACTGATACGACTATCACACCTACTACACCTACCAGAACTGGAGGTGGTGGTACTAACATTACTGTAGGTAACAAGTCTGGAACTGGTGGTTTTGGTTTTGGTTTTAAAAACTGGGGTGAAAAAGTAGACTGGAGTAACCCAGATTCTATTAAAACTTTTGTAGAAAATTCTACGCAGGGTTTGCTTGATCCTGGTACTGGTAAAAAAATTACTGAAGTTGGTTTCGGAATCGCAGGTCCAGTAGGAGGAGCGTTAGGTGCTGCAGCAAGTACTGTTCCTTCTCTAGGTTCTTTATCTGATCTAAGGGCTTCAAGATTTATTCTTCAAGCACAGGGTATGGAAACAGACTTTGTTGACGCTCAAATTAAAAAGATAACTGACAACGCTTCAGGTTTTACAAACTTCATAGATAACGTATTTAAAGAAGTAGCAGATGGAGATGCAAAAGCTAGAGCAGCCCTTGATCGTCTTCGTCTTGAGTATACAAGAGATGAAAAGACTGGTGATCCTATCTTTAGTGACGAACAAAAAATAGCAAACAGAGCTAAACTTAAAAAACCTGCTACTGGTGGTGATGCAGCTCCAGGTCCATCAGGTGGACGTGGAACTATTTATGAAAAACCAGGTGATAGAGAAGCTGCAATAAAACCTGTAGGTAGTGGACGTGGAACTATTTATGAAAAACCAGGTGATAGACAAGAAGCTGCAAGAAAAGCTGCTGCAGAAAGAAGAAAGAAAAAAGATAAAAAATTCTTTTCATCTCAGAGTGGTAAAAAATCTATAACTTCTGCAGAAAAGAAAAAACTTGATACAAGAAAAAGTAAAGCCACTAAAGGCTACAAGGGAGGTAGAGCTGAAGGTGGACTAATGAATAAAAAAGGCAACAAGTAAACAATAACTATAAGGCTACCCAGGAATGGTTCCTGGCCCCAACATAAAGGAGAACTTTAAATGCCTGAACTAACTGAAATGGAAAGACCGAAGACTGCAGGTTTTGTAGATCGTGGGTACAACCATACTAAAAAACAAAAACAGATGGAAGCTGAAGAAGCTGAGATTGCTAAACTAGAGGCAAAGGCTCGTGGTGAAGAAGTTACTGAAAGTGAATCCAGTGGCGAAGATACTGATGACACCGAAGTACAAGCCACAGACGATTCCAAACAAGAAGAAACCAAAGAGGAAACCGAAGCACAGGAAGACGATAGTAGCTTAAGTGCCGAAGAGAAATCTTTTAAGAAACGTTATGGCGATTTGCGTAGGCATATGTCAGACAAGGAAAAAGAGTGGAACGAAAGATTTGAAGCTCTAGAAGCTAAAAGTAAACGTGAGGGTATTGTTCCCCCTAAGTCTGATGAAGACATAGAAAAGTGGGCAAGTGAGTATCCAGATGTTGCAGGTATTGTTGAAACTATTGCTGCTAAGAAAGCACAGGAGATGTTCAACAAAGCTGAATCACGGTTACAAGAACTAGATGACGCTCACTCTGAAGCTCAAAGAGTAAAAGCAGAAAACATTATTCGTAGGTCTCACGAAGACTTTGACGAATTAAGACAAGCAGATCAGTTCCATGATTGGGCTGATGCACAACCTAAATGGGTTAAGGATGCACTCTATGAAAATATGGATGATCCTGCATCAGTTGTACGTGTAATTGATTTATATAAGATAGACAACGGTATGACTATATCAGCTAAGAAACAGTCTAAGAAGGCTGCAGCGTCTACTGTTGCTAAAGGTTCTCGAACTTCTATTGATGAAAAAGGTGTACAAGGCACTATTAAAGAGTCTGATGTATCTAGAATGTCATCTAAAGAGTTTGAAGAAAAGCAGGATCAAATAAACGAAGCGATGCGTAATGGCAAGTTTGTTTATGATATAACTGGTTCTGCAAGATAAATGGTTGACATATATTAAGTCAAGCATATAACTACCAGTATCTGACTTGAAGCCTCCGTAAGGACTACCTTCAAAGATACTTTTCTCTAAAGTCTAAACTACAAAGAACTACCTGTTTAAGTATAGGCCCAGTGGTATTCTGTTGCGCAACCGAATGCTTTCTGCACCCTAGAAAACATACAGCCTCTTTCAGGTGTTTAAGCTTTATTCTCAAAGCCAAATATCATGGAGGATTTAATCATGGCTTTTTCAACAGCAGGAGGATACGGTAACTTACCAAACGGTAACTTTTCCAGTATCATATACTCCAAAAAAGTACAGCTTGCTTTTCGCAAGGCAACTGTGTGCGGTGACATCACCAACTCTGATTATTTCGGAGAGATCAGCGCACAAGGAGATACGGTGAAAATTATCAAGGAACCTGAGATTTCTGTGTCGTCCTATGCTAGAGGTACGAACATCACAGCACAGGATCTTGATGATGAAGACTTTTCTCTAGTCGTAGATAAAGCGAACTACTATGCTTTTAAGATTGACGATATAGAGGAAGCGCACTCACACGTAAACTTTATGCAACTTGCAACAGATCGTGCAGCATACCGTTTAGCTGATCAGCATGACCAAGAAGTTCTTGGCTATCTATCAGGTTTTAAACAGTCTGCTTTACATACTGACGCTGACACAGTTAATGACCAGACAAATGGTTCAAAAGCTGTATCAACAGCAGGTTCAGACGAGTTGTTATCTTCAATGAAACTTATCAAGTCTTCATTTGGTAACATTACTGGCTCTCCAGGAGATCACTCAATTCCTGTAGCAGCACGTTTACCAGGTGCAACAGCACTACCAACAGCAACTGTTTCTCCTGCGATGATTATATCACGCATGAAGCGTTTGTTGGATCAACAACAAGTTGACTCACAAGGTAGATGGCTCGTAGTTGACCCA